ATGGCACCCCGCGACCTCGCGAAATACGTGACCAAATTGCGACCCGGCAGAGGTAACTATTATTACTATCGGCGGGTTCCAAAGGAAGTGGCTCACCTCGACACCCGGGTGCATGTTTGCCAGACGCTAAAAACAGATGATCTACGGGAAGCTCTTGCACGCGGTGAGACGATTCACGATGCGACTGAAAAGCTATGGGCATCATTGAGCGCCGGCGAAAAGACGACGACGCCGTTCGAACAATATGCGGCAGCGGTCAAAATCGCGCAGTCGATCGGGTTCACCTACAAGCCTGTGTCTGAGGTCGCCACGCTGGATATTGCCGAGCTGGAGCGACGTATGGCGATCGCCGAAAGTGCTCACGGAAAATCAGAGGCTGTCGTTAACGCTGCACTCGGTGCGGCACCGGTCCCGAGCCCACGATTGAGCAATCTGTGGGCCCTCTATGAGGAGCATAACGAGGACGGCCTCACCGGCATGTCGAAGCGCCAGATGAGCAAGCACAAGGTATCTCGAGAGAGAGCCATAACTTACGCCACGGAAGTCCTGGGCGATATGGAGCTGGGCAAGATTACGCGCCCCGACGTTCTGAGGTTTCGAGACTGGTGGACGAAGAAGGTCAAGAAAGAGAACCTCAGGGCTTACACCGCCAACAGGAGCTTTAGCGACCTCAAAGGCATGATTGGGGTAGTGGACACCGCGCTTCATACCGACTTCCGAAAGGCGTGGGAGGAATCGCGGCTCAAGGAAACGAACGCAACGAAGCTTCGCAAGCGCCGCCCGTTCGCCTACGAGTGGGTCCGTGACAAGATGCTCGCCGAGAACGCGCTCGAGACATTGAACGATGACGCAAGGGCGATAGTCTATATCATGATAGAAACCGGCATGCGCTTGGGCGAGGTTTGCAATTTACGCCCTCAGGATATTTACCTCGATGACGAAGTGCCGCATGTCGAGGTGGCCGAGCGTGACGACAGGCGCCAGAAGACAGACTATTCAATCAGGCGCGTGCCGCTTGTCGGCGTGGCGCTGTGGGCGATGAAACAGCACCCCCAAGGTTTCACCCGGTACCACGATAAAGCCGACACTGCGTCGGCAACCATCAATAAGGCGCTAGGCTCCCTCGAGTTGCGGCCCACCAAGCTCCATACCGTCTATTCGTTCCGGCACTCTTTTCAGGACCGTATCGAGAATGCAGAAGCGTCAGATCGCATGCAGGCCGATTTGATGGGGCATGAGTTTGGTCGCCCTACCTATGGCGACGGCGCAGAGATGAAGCGACGCCAGGCACTACTCGAGCGCATCCGCTTTCATCCCACCTGGTTGGATGGCTCAGTGGATCAGGGTGCTGATGGTCAACCAGAGGACCACAATCCCTAAGGCGACAGCCACCACCCTGCCCTGCGGCTTTGCAGCTTCCTTTATGTGCCTTGCTCTAGGTCTCGTCATGTCGGCGTCTCCCGATCTCCGCGTGACGGAGGCGAAATGCCTTCAGGATAATCTCGACGATGATAACACCGCCGATACCGGTAATGAAACCGCCCACACTTGCGGATTGTTCCTCCGCAATGCTCATCGCGCCAAAGATGAAGTGAAAGAACTTCATGCCGACCGGGCTGAGAAAGTAGGCTGCGGCGGCACCGACCAAGAACTTTCTCGCGCTAGGCCCCCAGCCCGTCCACTCCATCGCGACGGACACGGCAGAACCGGCAATGCCCGCAAGCGCGATCTTCCCTTCTGACGAACCCCACCAATCCCAAAAAGACATCAGCCTTCTTTCTTCACAGCGCGGATGACCGTGTTGCCGCCCATGTAGAAGCCGGTATAGATCGTGAAAATTCCAAGGAAGGTGGCGAGGTCGAGGCCCACCTCGATCTGAACGCCAGTGCCAGTTGTCCATAGCAGAGCGTTGAGCAGCGGCCGGACCATCACAAACCACGCGATACAGGCCAGCATCAGCCACATGCCTGCGGGGCGCCACATCCAGCCGAAAGAGCTATCCTTGCTCATCTCGGCCAGCATGAGGCGGTTTGCCTCTTTCTGCTGCTCGACTTCGGCAAGGATCAATGCTGGGGCGATGGGTTCGACCTGGCTAACCGCCTCGTCCAGCTTGGTTTGTGGCAGCGTGGGCAGCTCATCGACCGTAACGCCGGCTTGCTTGGCAATCGCGTCGATGACAGTACCGCCGATCTCACCGGCCACGCCCCCCACCTGCTGCTCGAGGATGGTTTTGACAGTAGAAGCGCCGACGCGCAGCGCAGCCCCGATCAGGATAGATGCTAGCGCACTCATGCAGACACCTCATTGTAGGCTTCTACGCGGGCATCGGCAGCGCGCTTCTTGGCGATAAAGATTATGGTTGCGACGGCACCGGCGGCCACGATCGCAACGAGGAGCCAAACTGTTGTTGCGTCTGCCACGGTGGACGGCTCGACGACTGGCGCAGCTGCTGGCGCAGATGCGGCGGTCGCGGTGGTGGTAGCCGCCTTTTTCGCCGTATTGGCCTGCTTCGCGGACGCGACGGATTCGTGCAGCGCCTTTTCCCGAACCTGAGTGGCCGAAAGCCCCATTGCAGAGAGAGCCATGGCGACGCCCCGCGCCTCGATGTCAGCGACACGACGCCCCCAGCCCTTGCCGAAGGTTTTCCAGATCTTGAGCGACTGCATGAAGGACAGGCGCGCACGGCAGATTTTCTTCACTGTCTCGCTGTGGTCATTGCTGCCGGCGGAAGCGAGCAGCCACTTGCGGCCGCGGGAAACGCCGGAATTGACCGAAGCATCGTAGACAGCCAGATCAACGCCGGGGAACAGCTTATCGGCACCGCAGGCGAGCCAGAACTCGCTACGATAGAACTTGAGCGCCTGCGCCATGGTGATGTTACGCACCGGCGTCCGCTTCATTGCCATTTTGTCTTGATATTCGTGCCAGCGGGTTTCGGTGATGCCGTACATCGTCTTGCCGCCGGGGTCGTCGGGATGGTCGCTCCATCCACCTTCCCATTTGCCGGTCACGGCTTGGCAAATCTCGAATCTGTCAGTCATGGGTGCGCTCCGAAATCAGGGGCCGCACTCATGCGCTAGCGATGTGTTTCAATATCATGCGCCAGTTGTTGCAACAATCCGCCAAATCCAGTATTTAGAGAGCAGATGCGCATGAGTGCTGTTTGATCCTGAACCGGAGACATCACTCATGACCAAGACTGTGGTTGCCTTTGGCGATCCGAAAGCGCAGAAAAAGTGGTCTGGCGCGCTCTTCATCGACATCACCAAGAAAAGCTATTGGGACCGTAAGTTTATCGGCACGTCCGATGAATATGCGATCCAGCGTCTGACCGACCTCGAGTCGGAAGCGGGCGACCAGATCAGCTTCGACTTGTCGGTGCAGCTCCGCAACCGCCCGACCTATGGCGACCAGCGCCTCGAGGGCAAGGAAGAAAGCCTTCGCTTCTTCACCGACCAGATCAAGATCGACCAGATGCGTCACGGCGTCTCCGCTGGCGGCAAGATGAGCCGCAAGCGTACCGCCCACAACATGCGCCAGGTCGGCAAGAACCGCCTCTCCGACTATTGGTCGAAATTCAACGACCAGATGATCTTCATCTATATGTCCGGCGCACGCGGCATCAATGAAGACTTCATCGAAACCACGGCATGGGCTGGCCACGCGGAGAACCCGATCGAAGCGCCCGACGCGGATCATATCCTCTACGGAGGCGATGCGACCACCAAGGCAAACCTCGACTCGGCGGACATCATGTCCCGCGCCGTGATCGAGAAGGCGCAGACCAAGGCCCGCATGATGTCGGCCAAGGATCCGAAGAACGCCAACATGATGCCCATCATGATCAATGGCGAAGCGCACTACGTCTGCGTCATGAACCCGTTCCAGGAATACGACCTGCGTAACAAGGATCAGGGTGGCTGGCTCGAAATCCAGAAGGCCGCGGCTGCTGCCGAAGGCCGCGCAAGCCCGATCTTCAAGGGCGGACTTGGCATGATCGGTAATACGATCCTGCACAGCCATGAATGGGGCATTCGCTTCAACGCTTGGAGCGGTCCAGCTCCGAGCCGAGCCTCCGCACTGGCTGCGCTGGAATTGGCGCGTGACGAGTATCGGGATTATTCAACCTCGCCGACGGCCGAGGCGATGATCGGTGCCGCGATGCGCTTCATCGGGGCATGTTGAAATGGCGAAGAAGAAATGTTCTGTGGCCGGGTGCGAGCGGTCGCACGATGCGCGTGGATATTGCAAGCGCCACTATATGCGTCTTCGCAGCCACGGCGATCCATTAGCAGGTGCGGCAATACGCGGCCACGTGCAAGATTATTACAATCGAGTGGTCCTCAACTATGAGGGCGACGATTGCCTGATCTGGCCGTTCTTTAGGGACAAGAACGGCTACGGTAAGATGGGGCGCAACGGCGAGGTTCATCTAGTTACGCGATGCGTCTGCGAAGATGTTCACGGCCCTGCTCCAACAGAAAGACACCAGGCTGCTCATTCCTGCGGGAAAGGGCATACGGGGTGCGTCACGAAGAAACATCTTCGGTGGGCGCTGCCGAAAGAAAACGAGGCGGACAAGCTGCTGCACGGCACCGACAACAGAGGTGAACGATCCGGCTTATCGGTCCTCACCGAAGAGCATGTTTCCGAAATTCTCGCACTGGAAGGCATTTTATCCTCCGTCAAAATCGCCGAGAAGTACGGCGTGTCCGCAGGCGCTGTCGGGCATATTTTCGCTGGGAAGAGCTGGGCGTGGCTATTAACCAATCGCAACGAAACCGTCGCAACATTTCGGAACAGGGGCACTGACCATGGAATGGCGAAGCTAACCGAGGAAGATGTCCGGAAGATCAGGATTTTGGCGAAATCTCATCCGCCCGAGTGGATCGCCGACCAATTCGCCGTGAGCAAATCTCACGTTGTAAGGATCATAAAGCGGCAAAACTGGAAGCACCTCGACTGAACTTCACCGCCTAAAATGGGCTTGGCTCGAATGATCTCCACAACGAAAAAGACCCGCCAAAAGGCGGGTCTTTCACTCGTCTGCCTTAATTTAACAACTTGCTACGCGCTGGTCTTTGTGATCGTCGCCATGCTTATCATGGAATAAGGATCGCACGAATTTGCTGTCCAGTATTCCATTGAACAGGCGCGGCAGCGGCAAAAATAACGCGAGTGTGAGAGCGGTAGAGACAGCCAGAACCACGAACGCCAATGGGCTGCTCGACATTATGCTGAACACGCCAAGCCTCATGACGTCGTTATACTCTTTCTTGTGAGGAAAGTTCTTCTGCGAAACATGCCCTGTTTTGACAAACAGCCTGCGGAAACCAAAGAAGATCGAGGCAGGCAGATACGTGAGAGCGAACGTCCACGCCAGCCTTGCGCTGTAAATGTTATCGAGGACGAGTTCCAGACGTTCCTTAAGTGGCTCAGGAAAATCGTTCCTTGCAATCAATGCCTCAGAGCGGGCCAAGACGTCCAGACGGATAGGCTGCATAAAATCGGCAACCCGCGTGCGGATGTTCCAGTAAGCCAAGACCGCAGCGGCGGCAGCGAGCAGCAGAAAATAATCATTCATTTCCGCTTCCCTTTCTTTCCCTTCGTTTTCCCTTTTTTCGTTCTTTTCTGATCGAAATCACGAACGTGGGCGGTGTATTTTGGCTCGACGAACATAGCCAACGAAGCAGACAACCCCAACCAAAGAATCAAGGCTGTTTTAGGATATTCCTGCAGTAACGAAAAAACCGTTACCAGAAGTGTACCAGATCCAGTGACCAGTCCAGATATGCCGGGTTCTTTGTCCAGATCTGGAACGTCCGCCCGAAGTCCTGCGAAAAGAGCAATCATTCCAAGAAGGCCGATAAAGGCTTGAAATGACAGCAACATAAATCGCCCTGTCGCGATGATATAATGCACGTAGGCCAATTTGCAACCATGAATCGTTTACCCCGAGCGTCTACATGTCATAATCGCGTCAGAATGCAATACTATCCGTGTGTGAAACTGACCAATACAACCAAAGTTCCACGCTTTCTCTTTCAACCAGATCGGCTAGCCTACCGAGCAGAGCCCGGGGCGAGGACGTCACTCGTTATCGCTCTCTTCGACATCGTCATCATCGTCCTCGCCGGCCGTGCTTGCCCCCGCCACCTCACCGCGCAGGTACTGGTTCAAAGCCTCGTTCCTGATGAGCACGCCGCCGACGGATCGCTGGCGGTTGCGAACGCGCATCCGTAAGGACTGCTTCAAGCCTTTAGCTGTGATGGGGTCGAGGCGCGTGGCTGCGCCGGCATTATATTTTTTGATGTCGTCCAGCGCAGACTGGCGCGCCTTGTCATCGCCCTCTTCCACGGCCTTTGCGAAACGATTGACGATCGATTTTTTGCGATCCTTGATCCGCTGCTCGGCGTTCCGCAGGATTGTGTTCACCTCATAGGCGTCAGCGATCTTGGCCGGGGTGAAGCCCATCGCTTGGCTGGCGAGGTTCCATGCGCTCAAGTCGTCAGGCGCTATCACCTGATCACCCCGGATGCTCTCCACCCCGTCACTGGAATAGCGACGGAAGCGCAGGAGATCTCGAATGAATTTCGGGGCAGCGGTCTCAATGCCCCGCTCGACATTGCCCTGCAGCGCGAGGTCAACGCCGTTATACGTGTTCCGCACGATGCCGAACCCGGCGCCGAGGTTCTGGTAGACGAATTCCTTCAAAGCATCGTCGCTGTTAAGCTCCCTCGATTCACTTCGCCACCATAGGTCCGGCATACCGATCCGGCTGGTGAGGTCGATGCCTAGGTAGTGACCAGGCACACCTTTCAGGACGATCCCGCCCAGCTCCGGCCCAAGAAGCTCGAGGATGTCAGAACGGAAGCGCTCTTCAAATTCAAGCGGGTCATCATCATCGCCGAACATCGACTTGAGAATACCACCGGCCGCCATCGCTAGACCGTAGCCGACGGTGCCAGTCAGACCAGCATTCAAAGCCATCATGCCCGTAACGCCCGCCAATTGAAGCCGAGCCTCACGACGTACCTGCCTGCTTTCCCCTTTCAGAGATTGATGTATATCTCTAAAAAGCCTGTACAACATATTGATTTGGAAAGACCTAAACATAGTTGCAAGCCGGGGGATATCGCCTTGCGTGACGCGCGGACGCGAACTATTGCTCATATCGAAGTGGGTCTTATAGGTCAGATCATGAGCGCTGTTAATTGCCTCGAGGTGTGACTGCCCCGCCTCCCGGGCCAATCTGTAGGCGGCGATGGCTGTCACGGTTCGGTTGAAAACCTCGACCTTGTGGAAGCCGTAGCTGACGACGTTCATGACCTTCTCACGGACGGGGTTATACCTGGTGCCAGTCTCACCCACAGCCGCAAGATCATGACTTTGCGTGCGATCAATCAGACCAGATTCGTAGAATGCCTCCATCGCGGCTCGCTCATCGCTCGTGAGCGACGATGCGTTTCGAAGGTCGCCAGCGTTCTTGAAGAAGTCACCGAAGCCTCTAGCTGTTTTCGTTTCCTTGATCACGGCATTGGTGAATTCTCGGGTCGCCTTAACCAGCTCAGAAGAAGATCTGGCGAAGCCAAACTTCGCTGCCAACACAGGGACACCCACCATGATGGTTTGGGAGGCGTTGACCAGCGCTGCGGCCGGCGTGGCGCCAAGGAAGTAAACGAAAGCCGCGCCGGTAATCCAGTTGGTTAGCGGCTTGGTAGTGGGGTTCAGGGTCCACTGGTGGCGCTTGAACAGTTCGTTGACCAGCGCCATTTCTTTCTGGTTATGGGCGATAGCCCTGGCCTGCTCTTCCGCGAGATTGACATTTTCCTGCAGTTCAAGCCCGTACTTCAATCGCGCCATCTGGTGCGCGGCATGAAACGTGGTGCTAGCAAATACCCGGAAGGCGTCAGTATTGTAGCCGGCGATACCCTTTCGGTGTATCGCTCGCTTCCGCATTGAGAGATCAGGCATGGTCTGTAGCCAGCGCTGATACAACGCATCCCTAATGTCATCGCTGACATTCGCCGACGCCAGCAATTTATCCAGTTCCCCCACGACTCGAGGGTCCATTGCGCTTTTGAGTTCTCCGCCTTTACTCAGCATGCCACTGGTGACCATGGCATCCGGAAACTCGCTTCTCAGCTCCGCCAGCGCCTGTTCCATCTCCCTTGCCTTCTCGTGTCGCGAAAAGTGCAAGACGTCATACCCGACGATGTCGCCCGCCTCATCCTTGCGTGGTGTTTTCACCGAAACGAAATAATCGCCGAAACGTGCGAGCGGGAAGTACGGATCGGGAACCCTGTTACTCTCAAACATTACGCGGAGCTGCGTCATTCGCGCCTTGGATGCCCAAGTACTTTTCGTCATCGCCGCCTTGTGCTTGTTTTGCGCGTCCTCGACGCGCCGGCGGCGGTCGATCGGGTTCAGATCACTGGCCTCGATGTCAGCGAGGCGGGCTTTGAATTCCCGCTCAGCCTGCTGTTTCGCCATCTCCTGCGCTTTGCGAACGTTGTCGAGGAGCAGATCCTCTTCGGAGAAACCGAGAACGCCTCGATCGGTGCGAGCGAAAGAGGCAGAGGTATGCGTGGGCTGGGCAATCAGGCGAAAGGAGTTGCGGATAGTGATCGCGATCATGGCCAGCCACGAAGGCCGCAGGGATGCGGAATGGCGGGAATGGGGCACCGAAGCGGACGCAATACCCTTCGCTTCGGTGATGCGGTGCCCGGGGACGTTGGCCGCCGCAGGGGTTGGGAATTGGAGAATGGTCATATGCGCCCCCGTGATTTGCTGAAACGATTGGGTTCGAAAGGACGGATCGGCGCATGCGGAACGATGCCTTCGACCGTGACGCGGGCAAGGTCGTTCTCGTCGAGGGCGTCCATATGGATTTCCCCGTCGTCGTTGAGGAAAACGAGAACTGCCACTGCGAAATCAGCGCCTGAGGCGAAGTCGCAGCCGATGGTCACAGTTGGTTCTTTCGTCGGCGGTAGTGCGGAGAGCAACGTCATGCGGCATCGGCTCCCCGAATTGGGAATAGATCGGGTCGCAGATCGTTACGGGTCACTGCCCCGTCGGTCGCCTGCTCGAAACATACGGCATGCTCCGCGCTTATTTTCTTCGCGCGAGTCAGCAGCCATGAAATTTGCTGCTGAGAACAGCCCGCCTTCTCAGCAAGCTTTTCCTGACTGCCTACAACTTCTATGGCGCGTCGAATATGTGGGCGAAAACCTGACATACAAGGAAACTAGTAGGAGCATTGACCCCTGTCAACTAGTTTCCTTGTGTGCGTTTTTACTAGCGCATTGGTAAAATGACCGCATGGGAACAATCGCAGAAAATCTCAGGCGTTTACGCAAAGCGGCTGGGCTGTCTCAGGCAGCTTTGGCGGAGAAAGCCGGGGTGAGCCAGCAGCTCGTCTCCCAGCTCGAGAACAACAAAAACTTTTCAACGACCGAATTGCCGGGGCTCGCCTTCGCGCTCGGAGTGCCGGTGCATGAGATAGACAGCGCATACAAGCCGGACATGTCCGGCATTCCCACCATCGCCGTTCCTTTGGTGACATGGGTGAGCGCTGGCGGCTTGATGCAACAAGACGTTGGCGTAGATCGTCTCGCGACGCTGCACTTTACCGACCTCCCCCCGGGCGACTGGATCGCTCTCAGGGTTAGCGGCGAGTCGATGAACAGGATATCGCCTGACGGCAGCACGATCATCGTCAACAGGAGAGACAAGACCCTTGTTTCGAAGAAGTGCTATGTGATTGATGATGGAGAAGGTAACGCGACGTTCAAACGTTACCGCCCTGATCCAGACCGCTTCGAACCCGTTTCGACTGAGGATTTCGCAACGCTGTTTCCAGACAACACGCCCACGATAATCGGCCGCGTCTATCGTTCGATCATGGAGCTTTAATGCTGCGCCTTCTGTCAGCCGCATTTCTAGCCTGCACTGTCGTTGGTACGGCTGTAGCGGCTGATTTCCTTGAGAAAACAAGTGCCGATGGCAGCTCCTATGTCTTGCTGCAAGGCAGGATCGACGAGGGTGATACTGAGCGGCTTGAGCAGCTTCTGCTTTCTGGCAAGATCGATTCGAGAACAATAGCGTTCGATTCCCCGGGAGGCTCACTGTGGGAAGGCGTCCTGATGGGACGCATATTGCGTTATCGCGGCTTTTCAACCTACGTGCGTCCTGGCGAAGAGTGCGTTTCCGCCTGTCTCTTTGCGTTCATGGGTGGCGAGCAGCGTTTCGTCTACCCCAAGGGAGAGCTGGGCGGCCACCAATTCTATGGCGGCAACGAACGATCCACCTCTCAGGGTTTTACGCAATTCTCCACTTCGGAGCTTTTCAAGTTCGCCCGCGAAATGGGTGTCTCCAGCGAAGCCATTGAGATATCGTCAAGCACCTCCCCCGATAATATGCACATCTTCACTCCTGACGAGTTGAGACGTTTCAAGCTTTCTGTTCCGCATAAGCAGGTTCCGTTTCAGGACCGGGAAGCCCGCCGGCTCAATATTCGCCCAGCCGAGTACGCCGAGCGGTGGAAAGCTTTCCTGCATTCGGACAGGAGCCGGTGCGATGCGATCGACGATGATATCCAGCGCGGCACCTGCGTATTTCTCATCATGGACGCACACGGCGTTCCTCGCTGAAAAGCAGGCACTGATTCTCATGTCACAATTCATTTTACTAGTTTCACTAGTTTCCTAGTTGACATGTCAACTAGTTTGCTTGTAGCTTCAATTCCATCGAAGGTTGCTTCGCCGCAACCGGATTTGCCGATGGAGATAGATGAATGCGAAGCCTGCTTGCTTTTGCGGGAGCGATATCGCTTGCCCTGATTTTCCACGCCGATGACGGCATGAGCCGCTGCACCGCGTCCGCCGCGACGTGCCACGCCACCTTGAACCGTTGAGGTGCGCGATGAAATCTTGGACCTGCACCAACTGCGGCCTCGTCGAAAGCCTCAACCACTTATTTCCTGACTGCTGCTCGTCCTGCGGTGGCGCCATGATCTGCGACGACGGGCGCACGACCAACAGCATCCGCGAGCCTGACATCACCGAGTGCTTTGACCTGCTGAACGATGCGGCAGAAGGCGTTGCAGCGGCCAACGTCATTCTCTGGCAGGAATGCGCCCCGCCCTCGGTCTACAAGAAGCATATGATCGAGGATTTGCTGTTGCAGAACCGCGTGGACATGATGCAGGCGATCTTCGGGAACGCAGCATGAGCCAGTTGCCTCCCTATCGTGACGCCGCCGCCATCGCACTCGACGCCGCGGCAGCGCTTTCAGCGTCCGCAATCATCCAGAAGCTTATCGCCTACAAAGCTTTGCGCTTGTTGTACCCCGACGCGCCACTCTGGAACCTTGCCATCGTCGTCGATTATCCGGCGCGCAACTTCGCCGAGCCGATGGCAGCCCTCTATGAGTTTGCCGGCGCGATCAATGAAATCGATGTCGATCATGCCATTGGCGCCGTGCTCGCCCCTCTCTACGGCGAGAGGGCGAACTGACGTGAGCAAGCATTCCAATTTCCCCCGCAACAAGCACGACATGTATCCGACACCCTATGAGGCTGCCTTGCCGCTGCGCAGGTTCCTCGAGGGCATCGAGACTTTCGCCGAACCGTGCCATGGCGATGGCCGGCTGATCCGCTGGCTGGAGAGCTTTGACCTTTCGTGCATCCACAGCGGCGACATTCAGGACGGCGTTGATGCCCTGACTGATCCGTGGCTGGAACACGCGCGACCCGACGTCATCATCACCAACCCGCCTTACACATGGGAAATCCTCGAAGCGATGATCGAGCGGTTCATGAAGATCGCTCCGACCTGGCTGCTTCTGGAAGCGGATTTCGCGTTCAACCTGCAGAGCGCGAAATTCATGCCGATGTGCACCGACATAGTGCCGATCGGCCGCGTTCGCTGGTTCTCTGACACGAAGGACGACAGCAAGGACAACTTCGCTTGGTTCCGGTTCCACCACCAGCACCGGCGCGGGCCGGTGATGCACATCATGCAGCTGATCGACAAACGGCGCATCCGCAAGATGGCGCGGCCGGAGATTGAATTTCCGGAGTTCGAAAATGCTGCCTGATCTTCCCGCCCCACTCGCTTTGCTTCTCGGCCTACTCGCTTCCGGCGCTGTCTACGTCGTCGGCACCGTTGCAGGCCGTTTGCACCGCTCGATCCAGCAACGGTCTCAAGCCGCCGAAATCGAGGCTATCCGCCAAGGAATGCTGCGCCACGCCGCGGCTGACGATCATCACCACCGCGCCCGTATGGGCCTCACTCAAGGAGACTGAAATGCTCGATACCGCACAGCACGCAAAGAAGCCAAACCCGGTAGACATCCACGTCGGTGCCCTGATCCGTGGCCGCCGGAAGGTCTTGGGCATGAGCCAGACCACGTTGGCCGATGCTCTCGGCATCACCTTTCAGCAGGTACAGAAATACGAGAAAGGCGTGAACCGCGTCGGCGCGAGCCGGTTGCAGAGCATCTCCGACACACTTGGTGTCAGCCCCGCGTATTTCTTCGAGGACGCCCCGTCTCACGGCGTTTCAAACAGTGTCGAAAAAGATGAGGCCATTGCCTTCATGCAGAGCCCTGATGGCGTTCGCCTCGCTCGTCTCTGGATGAAAATCGGCGACGGCAAGGCCCGCCGTCAGCTTCTCGGCGTCATCGAACTCGTCGCGGCGCGCGGTTGCGCCGACGAAATCTAAACTCAAACCTGAGGACTTCTAATGAAGCCATTGATTGTATTGGCGGCAATTGCCGTCGCATGCCTCTCAACTGAGGCCAAGGCCGCGTCTATCCGGCTTTGCACCGGGGCCGAAAGCGGCAATTACTTCGCCGCGGGTGACGCCGTGGCGAAGATGGCGGGCAAATCGCTCAGCGTCGTCAATGTGCCGACCGAGGGCACCATCGACAACCTCGAGCGCGTCCTTGATCTTGACCCCAGCGACCCGCAGGCCTGCGACGCGATGATCGGCCAGCCGGACGGACCGGTATTTGTCGGCCGCTCGTCACCGGCCAAGGTGAAGAAGCTCCGGCAGGTCCGCGTCGATGGCGAGCAGGTCATCACGATCGAGAGCGATTGCAGCCTTGCCGGCATCAATCCTCTTGGGCCTTATGAGGAAGCGGTGCGCCAAGCTGCCGAAAACCTGACTGCCTTCCTCGGCCGTCGCCCGCCGGCGATTGAAATTTTTGATATGCGCGAGGGCGGCCCAAACGGTGGCGAACTCATGGGCTATTGGGCCAAAGGGCATCATGAGCGCTATGCGTTTGCGGAAGCGGTAAACGAATACACCGGTGCTGACTGCTACCACGACAGCAGATATGTGACCGTGCCGCGCCGGATTGGCGACCCGGAGCCCGTTCGTCATGAGTGGTGGCGTAGCGTCCCGATATCCGGGGAGCCGGGACATAACGTCTATCACGCCGCAGAGCCGCATTCCCGCGGCGCGTTTGCTGTCACCTTCACCACGATCGTCGAGGACCGCGAGCGCAAGATCATCCAGCGCAACATCGACGAGTTCCACAAGGGCAGCCGAAGAGGATTCGCGGACGGGCTCAATTGGGCGCTGCGCCAGCTCGACATCATAGACGACGAGGCCGGCAGGAAGCTGCTCGCCTGCTATCGCGAAAGGGACAAGGCATGAGCGACGTAGATTCGGCCGCTCTTGAGGTCGTAGATGCAATTTTCACCGATATCCGTGGCCGCGCCGTGGTCAAGTGGCTGTTCGACACCCACGGATCGGAGCACTTGATTGCCAAGTTCGACGACGGCGAAGAGCTTAGAGGGATTGACCTCGAGGTGCAGGGTCAGATCAAGGCGGCCTGGCGGAAGATCATTGCAGGGGGGTTGTCGAAATTCGGCCGCCCCGCTGGCTGGCGCTGCTTCCATTGCGATGAGGTGTTCTTCACCGCGAACGACGCCCGCCTGCACTTCGGCATCGATCAGTGCAGCGACCCCGCATGCAAGATCAAGATGGGCGCTGAAAAAAGCCTGCTTGTCGCGCTGCGCCGTGCCGAAACCGATCTGCAGGACGCATGGGCAGCCATCCACAACGAGAACACGGAAGCCGCCAAGGCCTATTACGCCCAGCAGTCCCGCCACGGCGAGCAGCTGCGCGCGGCCGAGGAGCTGGGTTTCGAACGCGGCATTAAGGACAGCAGGGCCCACGTCGTCGCCCTTGAAGAGCAGGCCCTGCGAGACCGGAAGCTTCGCGACGAGGCACAGCACGACGCGCTCCTATGGAAATACAGCGTTGCCACTGGCGATCATCCGCCCTTGCTGGTGACGATCTGGAACCAGCGAAAAGAGGCGCTGGGTGCGCTGCGGGATCTCTGCGAGGCCTATGCGGCATGCAACGGCGAGGACCATGCGGCTTATGTCAGAGCGCGCACCGCGCTGAACACAAAGGGAGGGCAACATGCGTAACAAGAAGATTGCCGAGCTGCTCCACGAATATTTCGAACTCGGCGTCGCCGAAGGTCGCGAAGGCCGAAACCACGACACCGAAGCCGGCGATGCGCAGCGCGTGCTTTCGGAGATCGAAGCAGAGATAGCCGCCCTGTCCGCTGCGGAGCCGGTATCGTCTATCGTGCCGGATCATTGCTCTGGCACTGCCTTAATCTTTGAAGGCGGATGCCTGCACGTTCGAAAAGACGGAAGCGGTCACATTGTCGTCGATGAAGACGACTTCAAGCTTGAGGATGATCGATGCGAGGGTGAACACGGCTCGGAAGGTAGCGTTCATTGGATCGCGCGGTTCCCTGCTGGCGAAATGACAGCGCTTCGCAATTTTCTGAACGGTCAAGATTTCCCCGCTCCTCCCGCGCCATCCTCTGCGCGGCCACAATGCTGCATGTGCGGCAAGAAGGGGCTTTCCACGGTAGAAGGCGACGGCGGCACCGAATGCGAGCTTTCGGACGGGAGATGGGTGTGCAGCTCCGAATGCTATGACCGGGCCGTAGAGCCCGCGCCATCCGTGGCCGTGAAGGCTTTGCACCAAGCAGCGAGCGATTTCATGCACCTGTTCATTCAGGACGGCCATCTTACGATGCAAGACCTCGAAGATACCGATTTAATCCCGGCGTATGAAAAGCTTTCCGCCGCCCTCTCCGCACAGGTGCAGGACGTGGCGGGGTGGCAGAGCATCGACAGCGCTCCAAAAGACGGCACGCGGATCTTGATCTGGTTTGTCCACCCGAACGCGCGATTCAGCAAAGACCCCGTCGCTGAGGGATGGGCCGCAGCGCACGAAGCTTATTGGACCGATCACAACCGCGGAGGCTGGACGTGGCACGGTCTTTGCGGCGCACCCACGCTTTGGCAACACCTCCCCGCAGCACCCGCAAAGCAGGAGCGCTGAGACATGCGAGTAAAGGAACTCCGCAAGGCCCTGAAAACCATGCCCGGTGAAATGAACGTCCATATTCCATCGGGTGAGGGCATCATGTCCATAAAGCATGTTTTCCGCATGAACCTCGTCGGTGTGGAGCAGTTTGCTGAGATAACGATATTTGGTGGCGACCCCCACACGCCTGACATGGAAGACGCGCTGATCGAAAGACAGACCGGCTTCAAAAATAGAGATGAGCTGATCGAAGCATTTCTTAAACTTCGGGATAAGGAGGGCGTTCGTGACTGATATCCAGCCAATCCACTGCCCACACTGCGGCCCCGGCAATAGCATGGTCGAGGCCTACGAAGACGACTATGGTTATTGGAAAGTCGGGTGCGGCGCTTGCGGATCGCACTCTGGCACGTTGCATCCCAATCATAAGCCAGACGCGAGGCGGCTCGTCATCGAAAGCTGGAATCGTCGGCCTGACGTCGATGACTTGCGCACACAGCTCGCCACCGTCCTCGAGGACCGCGCTCGCTTCCCGGAAAAGCCAGACATGATTGGCAGCATGATTGGAGCGCACTACGGCAACCTCAAAGCAAAGGCCGACGCCGCCGAGGAGCATGCTCGTCGCCTCCATCTGGAAAAGATCGTGGCAACACAGAATGCCAGGCGGCAGGCCCTTGAGCTGGCCGCCGGCACCCACCAAACCCGTTCGACGGAAATCCGGAACGATCCTGCCAGCTACAAGAACGGCAAGATCACCAAAAGCGCAAAGCGTGCTTCGGATTTTCACGAGCGATCAGCGCAGGCAATTCTCGCCCTGCAATCGGAGGACAATTGATGGTAAAGCTCTCCGAATACCTCGAAGGAATGCGTTCAGCCCGAGACGCGGACGAACTCGAAGCAGCAATCCAAGTGCCCTTCAAACATTCCTTCCGTGGCAGAACGTGGTCACAGATTTGCAAGGTGCGCATCGAAGCTGGAGAACGGATCGTCGCAGATCACCCGCACAAATTTTACATCCCCCACTTCGGCGAGAGGCGTCTTCTGACCTGTTGCGGAGAAACCTGCAAAGTTGCCAGGGGTCATAATTCAACTGGCGTCAGATATGTCTGGCATAACGCCGGAGAATGGGCACAGGCGCGGTTACGCGAAAACGGCTTTGGCATTCGCGCTGCTCATCGGCTCTGGGAAAGTGGCTGGAACGATTACCCGCATCGCTGCATAGGCCTCGTCGAAAAGATACTTGCAGGCGACGTCGCCGACCCCCAGCTAAACGTACTGATCGGGCACAAGGGCCACTCTCCGATAAAATACACGATCAAGGCAAACGACGCGGACAGGCATGATCGGCGAGCACATCGCCCTTGTGCTTGCGGTGGCACGCTATTCGATTGGGGAGGCAGTTTTTCCGAAGGCTTCTACTTTGTGAACTGGCATTGCAACGGTTGCCCGGACGTCTTCACCGAGTATATGACGCGGTCCCAATTCTATGATCTTCGCCGGGGCGCACGCGTGGCGGCCGACGCATGACCAAGCTCACCGAAGCACAATTCGCACAGCAGTGCGCCTATATCGCGAAGAATGCCGCCGCGTGGGCGGGGGACACCCTAACGCTGCCTGAAAATCATCACCGGCCAGCGGACGCAAACATGGTCAGGCGCTTTACCGACGAGATGCGCGGGCGCCTCGACCGTCTGGACGAATGGGCATGCACGCCGCCCCCGGAACGCACAGAGAACGCGCCGGAAATTTAGGCCGCAAAAACTCGGCCTTATCATTAAGATTTCGTTGACCATTTGCCCCGCTTGGGGCATATTTTTTGTGCGGATAACGAGCGCGCCTTTAGGCGCAATTCCCCCACAATTTGCGTCCTGTCGGCCCCAGCGCCGACGATAGACGTTTGGAGGTTTTGGTGTCCGCCAACGATAACCTGACAAACATCTTAAATATGCCAAAACGCCCGATCACGCTTGAGCGGATCGAGGAAATGCTGCTGTTCGCGGCAAAGCTGGTGGACGAACGCGGCCCTATAATGCAGCCTATTCTTGATCGACTCGAGAGCGAATATATCGCTGCCAAACAGCGCGGATCAGCGACCGATCGCATCCGAAAACTGATACAGGCGGCTTAGGACATTTCTCATACATTCTTCATACATTGAAAAAATCACACCACGGCACGCTCGACCTATCTAATTGATTTGCCTACAAATAGAAGATGGCTCCAATCGGAGCCATACTCCGGCCCGGGGAGCCATTTCTCTCAAAAACATGTTTTGAAGAGCGAAGTGCAGCTGCATTCGCCCGATCCGGATCGTGGCATTTTATCCTTGCCCTATCAGCGGGCTATATGGATCTCAGGTCTTCTTGACCGTTCGCTTCGTTGCCTTCGTGGCGTTGGTAAGCGCCGGCGGATCACTTGCCGGAAAACTTTCTTCCAGGCTTTCGGTCAGATCATCGTCCACCTTCTCGTGGCTCGCAGCTTTCTGCTCCTTCTGAAGCGATTTTACCGCCGGCGATTTTGGCTTTTTTGCCGGAGCCTTATCCCCTGGTGCTTTCTTCGCCGTGGCCTTTGCAGCGGCAGCTGGTTTCTTCGCACCGTTCTTGCCATTGGCTTTTACGGTTTCGGCACTCGCGGAGATTTCCCGCTCCGCCTCTATCCAGTGTCGTTCGTGGTGCCCTTCCGGCCGTCCTTCCCTCTCCCATATTGCGCGCGCTTTTTCGCGGATTGCGGCTTCGCGATCATGGTTCATAACGGGCCTCCCTCTTTCGTTGCGCCGGTTTTGATTGTGCCGAGAGAAAAACAGAAAAGGCAAGAAATTGTTCCGCGACGCTCCATCGCGAACAAGTGTTTCCTCTAAAAAGGGAACCGTCCCTGCGGCTGATCGTTTGCCCGACAGGAAACCCTCAGGAGGACCATCATGGACGCGCCAAAACACAAAGAGAACAAGCCACTCGACATACGTGACGAGGACGTGCCGCATTTCGAAACCGACAGTGAGCTCAAATCCAAGGACGGCGAGATTTATCCGGATGAATCCATCAACCTGCGTGCACGCCGGCAGGCGGCGCGGCAACATGAGGACGCCTTCATCGTTGCCACGGACCTTGAGGATGACGACCAGCGCGACGCAGCGCCCGGCGTCAGGGAGCAGCCATAGGCGCCTTAAAACAGATAGGGCGGGCCATGGCCCGCCTTTATAACAATGCACTATTGTCTGTTTGCTCTTCAGCGGCGAACGGAGACGATGGCCTTGCGATTGAAATTGGAAACCTGCACCCGGCCCGACTGATTGCCGCCAAGGATTTGCGCGGTCTTGCCGCTCATTCCCTTCAGGATGCCGGCATGATAGCCGCGCCCATTGCGGATGACGACGACGTCGCCGGGTTTTGCCTGGCTCACCGGAACGGCGTAACCGAAAGAGGTCCAGGATTTCGCAAATCCATAGGACTTCGGCGATTGCCTCCCGGCCTTGCTGGCAACGGCATGCAGGAAAAGACCGCACCACGGGGTGCTGCGGGGATTGGCCCCGAGAATATTCTTCAGGCTCTTGTTGTTTTTGGATTCATGCAGTCCGGTGTATTTTTCAGCTTGGTTCAGCATGCCAGCCGAAGCTGGTGCCACGACTGTAAAAGCCAAGGCAGCGGATAGAATTAACGCGGATACTCTCAAACGTCTTGCCCTTATGTTAGAGGGCGTCCGTGTATTGTGACAATTTAGCGACAATTTGACGAGATAAGGGCAGAAATCAGACGGCTATTCATGCGTGCTGATCTGTCATTGCTTCAAAACAGGCTGCCCTGCGCATCGTCAGCGTTGCTGCGGCCGGCATTTTCGAGATCCAGCATGCGCAATTTGGTGTTGGTTCCGCCCGGGGCGGAAAAGCCGCCAAGCCTGCCGCCAGCGGCCAGAACGCGGTGGCAGGGAATGATCAGCGGCACCGGATTTTTCGCCATCGCCTGCCCGACATCGCGGGCCTTTTCCATGCCGAGCCCAAGCGTTTTCACGATGCCGCCATAGGTCGTCGTGCGCCCCCAGCCGATCTGCCGCGCCACGGCATAAACATCGAGAAAGAAACGGTCCTGCCCGGCAAGATCGAGTTCGACGGTGGCGAAATCGATTGCCTCACCGTTGAAATAGCGGGTGATCATCGCAATCACCTCACGCGTCCGTGTCTCGGGAACCGCGATTGTGGAAGACGGCACGCGTTTCAGGAGAAGCTTTTCCGTCTCACCCGCATCGGCTCCGGGCAATTGCAGACGGGCAATGCCGCGCCCTGCCCATGCGAGGCCGCAATGGCCAAGGGCTGTTGGAAAAACAATATAACCGTAGTGGTTGCTCATTGCCGTCTTCGTCCATCATTTCGTGTGCACGATGCCATATCCTGCGTTCGAAACAACCCGTTTCCTGCCCTCAATCACAAAGGCCACCCGGTTCTGGCGGGTGGCCTCGCTGGTGTCGGTCCTCAGAAACGGATCAGGATACGATCTTATTCTGTTCCTCCGCCTTATCCTCCATCAGGCACTGCGCCTGCCGGCTTGCGGCGACGAAGGCGGTGCGGGCAATTTCTCCTGCCACGTCGCCCATCAGCGAGGAACGGCACAGGCGAAGGGCCTGTTCATGCGCCTTGCCACCGCGTTCCGGCCATTCGTGCTGCAAAAAATCGAAGGCTTCGTAAACGCCGTTGAAAATCCGGGGAGCACCGTTTTCAAGAGATATGGTAACGGGCTTTTCCCACTTAACGTCATTCAGCAACAT